TTTCCGACTTCCCCCTGCATCCGAAGTCCCGCGACGGCCATGACGGTCTGTGCAAGGACTGCAAGAGCAAGAAGGCCCGCGCCGTGCAGGAACGGCTGGCCGAGCAGCGCGGCTACCGCAAGGCCGAGAAAAGCGTGCCCGACCCCGACGTGCCGGAGGGCATGAAACGCTGCAAGCGGTGCAGTAAGGTCCTGCCCGTATCGGCCTTCGGCAAGCACCCCACGACCTACGACCGCCTGCATCCTATCTGCACGGAGTGCCGCCGCGAGGACGGGCGCAAGGCGCAGGAGCGGAGAGCCGAGAGGGAAGGGCGCATCATAGGGCAGCCCCGGAACCTGACCGACGCGCAGATGGTGGAGAAACTGAGGTCGCACGGCTGGACCGTGACGTGTACCCGGACAAAGGAGGAAGCGTTATGACACCGACCGAAGTATGCAAGGAACTGCGGCTGATCAAAGCCGAGATGAGGACGGGCTGCATCTCGCAGGCTGCCCGTCGCATCGACGAACTGAGTGAGCGCATCTGCGCCACGGATTGGGCAAGTACAAATGGCGGCAAGTAAATATAGTAAATAGTTGTTGTGGATGGGTAGGGGCCGAAAAGCCGCCCGGCCCCGCCTTTTCCGCCACCCGCTCGACATGAAAGACAAGCACTTCAACATCTTCATCGCCATCCTCTGCGTGGTGCTGCTGGCCGCCATAGCTGGCGTTGTATGGCTGGCCGGGTATCTCGGCAGACGCTACGGGATCGTGGCGGGCATGATGACGATAATCCTGCCCATCGCGGCGTGTACCACCGTTCTGCTCATTATGCTGATACGAGAATCAAAGGGGAGCAAATAACACGTTTACTACCATCGGTTCGGAAGCCCTGCGGCGATAACTCCCCCGTCGCAGGCATCCAACCAAAAGCACATCACATGATTTGGATAGGAATAGACACGGGAACGAACACGGGCATCGCTGTGTGGAACGGGGAACGGTTCACGGAGATCGCCACCATGCCCATACATCGGGCGATGGAGCGCGTCAAGGGACACTTCACAAACGCCCTTCGTATGCGTGACTCCGTGACGGTCATCTTCGAGGACGCACGGCAGCGCAAGTGGTTCGGCAGGATGACCGCACAGAAGGACCGGGCACGCCTTCAGGGGGCAGGCTCCGTCAAGCGGGACGCGACCATTTGGCAGGACTTCTTAACAGACTACGGAATCCCCTTCGAGGCGAAGGCCCCGAAGAACAACATCACGAAGATGAGCCCGGACTACTTTGCAAAGTTGACGGGGTGGACGGGCCGCACGTCAGAACACGCACGGGATGCCGCAATGCTTGTATTTGGAAAATAATTAACCCCAAAAATCAATAACTATGGCAACAAGTTACGACTTAGAAGAAAAAAGAATCGAAAGACAGACGGCTATGTGGATAGCATTGTCGATTATTATGGTTTTGGCCGTTGTGGTCGCATGTATGTTTATCGTGCCGAGATACCGCGTATGGTCTGAGGGCAAGCGAGGCGAGGCCGAATATATGCGGGCAGAGCAAAACCGCCGTATAAAGGTCGAGGAGGCGAAGGCAAACCTCGAAGCTGAGAAGTTGAACGCACTTGCTGAAATTGAACGCGCAAAAGGCGCAGCAGAGGCGATTCGTATTGAAAACGGATCAATTACGCCGACATATATTCAGTACCTATGGGTGCGCCAGCAGAACGCAAACTCCAATAACCGCATTATCTATATTCCGACAGAGGCTGGCCTTCCTATACTTGAAGCCGGAAAGTAACCTATGAAACTGACGCGATCTATGCCGCAATGCTCGTATTTGGCCGTAAAAACCCTATACGAATAGTAAAACAAGACTGAAAATGCTGGAAATTCGGCAAATTAGCGGCAACTGCAACCACGGACGGCCATGACATGGATAACCGAAGATGAATTTGATCGTGTGACACGGGCAGAGATTCGTGCCATCCGTGACGAGGTGCGACGTGGTATGCGGGAGAAGCACCTGCGGATAAACGCAGTCAGCAAGGGCAGCGGCATTGCCTACTGCGCCGTGCGGGACTTCATCAAGGGAGCGCGTGTGCCGTCCTACAAGACTATCAGCCGCATCCGCTACTTTGTGAAAAGATACGAGCCATGAAGTACGACCTGACAAACGAATTTGACAGACAACGGTTCCGCGTCCGCGTGGAGTCGCTGCTTTCGCATCGTGCCTTCGTGGAACTGAAGGACTGCGCCATGAGAAGCATCCGGCAGAACTCGTACCTCCACCTGCTGATCGGCGTCGTGGCGATGGAAACGGGGAACGACCTGCGCTACACCAAAGAGGCGTACTTCAAGCGCATCGTCAACCACCATATCTTCATCCGTAAGCGGCATGACAAGAAGTTCGGAGAGGTTGAGTATATCCGCTCTACGTCGGAACTGACGTCTGAGGAAATGCGCGAGGCGTTGGACCGCTTCATCAAGTGGGGCAACGAAAACGGAATCTATATGCCCGCACCGGGCGACAATGAACTGCTGCGCCTCATCGAGATACAGATGGGCAGGCAGGAGAAATACTTGTAGCGATGGAAGAAGAAAACGAAGGACAAGAACTGAACGAGAGCAGGGTGGCCAAGTTCGAGCCGCTGCCGTTCATCAACCCGTATGCGGTCAAGAAACGTGGCCGACCGCTCCACTTCACGCCTGAGCAGCTTGCCTACAAGTTCGCCGAGTTCGTGGAGTGGTGCAAGCAGCATCCGCTTCCCGTCGGCGAGGTCACGACGTCACAGAAGGGGGACAAGTTCTTCAAGGAGAAGAACGCCCCCCGCATGGTGTCCATCGGTGCTTTCATCGTGTTCCTCGGCGAAACGAGATCGTGGTGGGATATGCTCGGAACGAGGGATGCCGGGGAGGAATTTGTGAGAGTCAAGACGCGCATACGCGAGTTTTGCGAGAACTACCAAATCGAAATGGCGTCCACGGGATTCTTCAAGGAGAACATCATCTCGCGTCTGCTGGGCCTTGCCGACAAGACCAACAACAAAGTTGAGGTGGACGTGGAGAGTGAACGCCCCGTAATAAAGATTGGATGAGGCCGGAGATCATCATAGCACCTGACAGTCCCTACGTTCCGCTTTTCCAAAAGGGCGGGACGCGCTACAAACTTGTCATCGGTGGTCGTGGTGCGGCCAAGTCGTTTACCGTATCGTCGGCCCTCATTGACCGAACCTATGACGATGACGGAACGATTCTCTTTACCCGCTTCACGTTGACCAACGCAGAGGTGTCCATCCTGCCGGAGTTCATCGACAAGATCAATCGGCTGCACAAGCAGGGGGACTTTGTGAAGTCAGGCAACGACCTCGTGAACGTGAGGACGGGCGGCATGATCCTTTTCCGTGGCATCAAGACGTCAAGCGGAATCAACACCGCCGCGTTGAAGTCCATCCCAAAACTGAAAATGTGGGTCAACGATGAGAGTGAGGAATTGGTGGATGAAAACGTGTTCGACACCATCGACCTCTCCATCCGCTACAACCTCACGCCGGGCGAAGTGTGGCTCATAGCCAACCCGCCTGACGTGGACCACTTCATCTACCGCCGCTTCTTCAAGGATAAAGGGCTGGAGGACGTTTGGAATGGCGTGAAGGATGACGTGACCTACATCCATACCACCTACCTCGGCAACAAGCACCTGCCGCCGGAATACGTGGACCTCGCAGAGAAGTGCAAGGCTACCGACTACGACAAGTACGAGAACGTGTGGCTCGGCCACTTCGCCAAGCACAAGGAGGGGCTGATCTACAAGGGTTGGAAGGAAGTGAAAGACGAGGATTGGCCGACCGACCTGCGCTGCTGGTATGGCGTGGATTGGGGCTTCAGCAACGACCCTGCCGCCGTGGTCCGCGTGGCCTTCGACCCTGAAACGCACACCGTATGGCTGAAGGAACTGCTCTACGAAACGGGGATGCTGACGTCAGACATCGCCCGCGTCATCCGCTACGACATTATAAACCGCAAGCGGACGCATGCGGTGGGGAAGAAGGTTTTGGAATGGCGCGGCAACGTTCTGCGATATGGCGATACCGTCATAGACCGCACGGACATCAACAAGTCGCTCGTGGCCGCTGGGTTCGTAGGGTGGGAGGTAGATGACATCCGCGAGTGGGTGGGAAGCATAGAGAGGCTCGACGGCGAGTTGTACTGCGACCCGGCACGCCCTGAGCAGATCAGGGAGTTGAAAATCAACCATAGCCTCTTTGCAATGGCGGCTGTCAACACCGACAAGGTGGGCCGCATCGAATATCTCAAATACTTCGACGTGCGTTACGTCGGGGATAACATCGACCACGAGGTCCGCAACTATCGCTGGCAGACCAGCAAGACAGACAAGACAAAGTACATCAACAAGCCGCAGGACGGCGGGGACCATCTCATGGACGCGACCAGCTACGGGGCGGTCACGCACCTGCGGCGGCAAGGCATAGCAAACAAACTTGGAGAACAATAGCAATGAGCATCTTTACGCATGGGCGCGACATCAAGGCGATGGAGGCCCGGATTCAGGAACTTGAAGCGAAGGGGTATTACACCCCCGATGACAATGAGGCCAACGAATACCTCAAACGCCTTCTGTGGGGCATGAGCAGAACGGTGGACTTTGGGGACTTCGACAGAACGGACCTCTACAAGACGTACCGTGCCAATAGCGCGGTGTTCGGTATCATTGACAGAATCGCCAACGCAGTCGCGGAGTGCGCGGCCTACATCGAACTGCTGGACGAGAACGACAACCCGGTAGAGAAGCATTGGATTCTCGACCTGCTCAACCACCCCAACGACCGCTTCAACAGAAGCCGTTTCATGTACGCATGGGCCACGAACTACGACGTGTTCGGGGATGCCTTCGTGTACTTCGACCGCAACGCCGTCGGTGCAAGGATGGGGCAGATTCGTGGAATGTACCTGCCAGCAGGCAACCGCGTTCTCATTGAGAAGGGTGGCGTGCGCTTCCCGATTGTGGGCCTCGGCATCACGGGTGCGCCAAACGAGGAACCCATACCCAACGACACGTACTTCCAAAGTTTCCGCTACAACCTCGACGATGACACGTTCTTCGGCTTCTCGCCGCTGATCGCAGCCGCCTATGATTGCGCCCTGCTGAAGAAGGGCAAGGAACGCCTCAACACCGCAATCGGTAACGGTGGCGTCAACGCCATTATCAGCCCGGCGAAGGACAAGGACGGCTACGTTGTTCCGCAGGCTGCGGCAGAGGTGGAGAAGGAGGTAAACAAGGCTGAGAACGCCAACAAGACAAAGTTCTTCCGTCAGCCTATCGAAGTGCATCAGGTGGGCAGCACCCCCGTTGACCTTTCTATCCTCGACTCCGGCAAGGAGGCGGTCACGGCTCTCTGCTTCGCCTACGGCATACCGATGGACCTCTACTACGGGCAGAGCAAGTACGAGAACGCGGCAGAGGCCAAGCGGTCGCTCTATGAATCTGCGGCCCTGCCCCGCATCCGCATCTTCTGCGAGGACTTCATGGACTACCTGCGACGCAACGCCAAGACCCTGCGCCTGAAGGACGCCGACCTGCGTCTGCGCCTCGAAGTGAACACCGACATGATTGACGTCTTGCAGGACAACCCGACCGACGTCATGCGGAACCTGACGGCCATGCACGCATCGCTGAACGAGATGCGCGAGGCATACGGCTACGACAAGTTGACGGGCGCAGAGAACCCCAACGGCATCTATGACAAGCCCATGATTCCCGTCGGAACTATGTTCGGCGATGAAGCCTTCGACATCAACGAGAATGAAACCAACCAATAAAACACAATCCTATGAAACAAATCGTTATTCCGAAATTCCCCGACATTATCAACGAGCGGCCTGCGAATATGCCCTATGATGAGTATCGCAAGAAACTGAAGAAGCAAGGAGAAATGCTGCGTCGCAGACTGCGCGGCGTGTGGGTGTGGAAAAGCAAATGCGAAAGCGCAATGATCGAGCCCAACCAATCAGCCGGATATGCGACGCAGGGCACTCTTGTCGGCCAATCTCCTGCCGTAGTCATCAAGTAATGAAGAAGCGTATCACATCGGTCCAGCGGGCGAGGCAGTCGGTCATGCGGGTCAACACCTTGCAGACCGTATCTGCCTACGAGCGCAAGATGGGAGTCAAGCGCACGGCATCCGTAAGTAAGGCCCTGCGCGACTTGCAGGCGCGGGACGTGCCGCCTGCACTTTGGGCCGATGAGGTGGAGTACACGGAGCCGTGGATGCTTCCCCTGCTGACGGACCTATACCGCACCGCTGGGATGCAGGGCGCAGTTGAGGCGGCGCACCGCCTGCTGGCACGGAAAGCAGACCCGACGGACGTGTTCGCCCGTGCCATCCTCCAATGGGCGCAGGATCATTTGGGGGAGCGCATCAGCCTCATGACGAACACCGTGAACAAGTGGCTGCGGCAGACGCTCACGGCCATCTACACGGAACATTCCGATGAGGGGGCAGAGGCGTTGACGCGGCGGTTGTACGGCGAAACGATGCAGCAGTATAGCGGCATCAACAAGTGGCAGGTCCGGCGCATCTGTCACACGGAGGCGATGCACTCCCTGAACATCGGCGGCAACGTGGCGGCTGACGCCCTCGGCATCCCATACGAAAAGACGTGGAGCATTGCGGGCATCAACACCCGCCCCACCCATCAGGAGGTTGACGGCGTGACAATCCAGCAGGGCGAAATGTTCAGCGTCGGCGGCTTCCCTATGGAGTACCCGATGGATGAGCGGTTCGGCGCACCTGCCTCTGAGGTCATCAACTGCTCCTGCGCGGTCATCTATCTGCCACGCGGCAACGGCATCACAGAGATATAGCCGCTATTCTTTCAGTAACGCCCCGTTTCAGCCGATTCGGGGCGTTTTCTGTGCTAAAACCTTATATCCATATCAAAAACGCGTCGCACGCGAATAAGGGTCGTTATATTCGCAACAAACGCATCACACGATGGAAACCAAGATAGAGCACAAGTCCTTTGCCTGCCCGGAAATCAAGGCCGAGCGCAAGGACACCAACCTCTACATCGAGGGCTACGGCGCGTACTTCGGTAACGTGGACTCCTACGGGGACGTTATCAAGGCCGGAGCCTTCGCCAACTTCCTCGCAAGCGATGACGTCAAGCGAATCAAACTGTGCTGGCAGCACAACTTCGATGACGTGATCGGCGTGATCGAGGAAATGAAGGAGGACGAGCGCGGACTTTGGTTCCGTGCCCGCATCAGCAACACGACACTCGGCAAGGACGCCGCGACTCTCATTGAGGACGGCGCACTCAACGAGTTCAGCATTGGCTACGGCGTGAAGGCCGCAGAATACCCGGAGGACCGGGCCGCAGGTATCGACCGCATCCTCACGGACATCTACCTCTACGAAATCAGCCTTGTCAGCCGCGCCGCCAATCCGAAGGCCACTTTGGAGGAAACGGAGCGCAAGGGCGAAGATACGAACAACATTAACCAAAACACCATCGACATGGAAAAAGAACTGAAAGAGCAACTCGAATCTTTGCAGGAAGAAATGAAGAAACTGCAAGAGGAGAAGGTTTCTTTGAAGGCTTCCGTTGAAGAAGCGAAGGCTGACAAGGACGCCATCGAGGGCATCAAGGATGCCATGAAAGCCAACGACGAGGCCATCAAGAACCTCGACGAGAGTATCAAGAAAATCTACGACGCCATGAAAGAACACAAGGCTGCTGGCAAAACCGCTTCGCAGGCCGTGTGCGACGTCATCGAGTCGGAAGAGTTCAAGAGTGCCATGAAGGACGTCGTGGAAGGTAAACGCGCCTCCGCGATCATGGAAGTCAAACTCGACACCTCCAACATGAGCGGTTCCATCCTCCGCACCATCGGGGACACCGAAATCAACGCCGACGCCCAGCAGCGTCTTGTGTTCCTCGGCGTCATCCGTCGGAAGGACGTTCCGCAGGACAAGAGCAAGGTTCTGTGGATCGAGGGCTCGTTCACGGACAACACCAACTACGTTGGCGAAGGTTCCGCAGTCGGTTCCGCTGACGGCGCAGCCGCTGAGGAAAAGACCCGTGGCCTCGCCAAGATCGCGGCCAAACTGCCGTTCACTCGTGAAATGTCCACCGACCTCAGTTACTTCCTGAATTGGGCACGTACTGAGGCTATCAAGGCCATTCAGAACAAGGTTGACACCCTGATCCTGAGCGGAGACGGTGCTGACACCAATAGCACCACGCAGAAGCACATCTATGGCATCATCGGTCAGGGCAGCACCGCGTTCAGCGCATCTACCGCTGGCCTCGCCGGAGCCTTCGTGAACCCGGACCTCATCAACCTCATCGACGCCATCGACGCGCAGGTCGAGAAGGCCACCAACGGTGCGTTCTACGCCGACACCATCTACATGAACCCTTCGGACTTCGCCAAGTACAAGAACATCCGCACCTCCACGGGCGCATTGGTGTTCGAGGTCAACGGCGGCATCTACACGTTCATGGGCAAACGGGTGGTCCGTACATCCAAACTGTCCGCAGGTCAGATGCTGGTCGCTGACTCGTCTGTGTTCGACCTCTACGAAAAACTCGGCTTCGAGGTGGAGATCGAGCGTGTCGCAGGAACCGACTCCTACGTCATGTACCTGCGTTGGCGTGGCCAGCTGGTGGTCCCGTCCAACCGCAAGAAAGCCGTCATCTACGTTTCGAGCATCACGTCTGCCCTCGCAGCTATCACGGCTGGCAGCGGCAGCGGCTCCGGCAGCGGTCAGTAATGGCGCAGCGCAAGAAAGCAGAGGAAAAGGCAGTCGTACCGCAGCGTGAAAACAAAGCGGTACGGCCTGCTGCCTCCAACAAGACCGCACCCGGCTATGCCCGCGTCCGCGTCATCAAGGCCCACGACGGCCTTTGTGTCGGCGAGATTCTGAGCAGGCCGGAGAGGGTCGCAAAAGAACTCATCAACCTCGGATATTGGGAACGGGTATGATTACCTACACGAGCATCGGAACCAACACGGCCATAACCCTCGCGGACTTCAAGAAGTACGCGAACATCGTGGGCACGGCTAAGGACACGGAGTTGGAAAACGTATTGAAGCAGGCGGTCCTCCGCGTGCAGGAATACGCGGACCGCGCCCTGCTGCCCTGCACCATTGTCATAGAGGGGGAAGGGGGAGCCTTACAACTATGGCAGCCCATCATCTCCGGCGTCACGTCGGTAGTGAATATCGAAACGGGCGAGGACGTGGTGGCCGACTGCCTCGTGTCGGGCAATCGCCTCGAACTTCCCTACGCAGGGCGGTGGCGCGTGACCTACACGACCCTCCCCAACGCGGGGGACGTGGCCCGACTGCTGGGCTACGTTTGGGAAATGGCCGCCGCCCTTTGGGACGGTAACACCGACGAGGAACAGAAAGTTTACAAGCGCATCCCTGCGGATTATGTTGTTCAATAACACGCATAACATCGCACCGCGTTCCTACCGCGAAACCGTGACGCTCAGGCGGCTCGTCAGCCGCACGGACGAATACGGTATGCAGTCGTTCCTTCCGGCCCCTTCTTCGGGGTCGGGGAGCGGCAGCGGTAGTGGAAGCGGCTCAGGCTCCGGCGATCCCGACCTTGTGGCCGTGGTTCCCGCCTCCGTCATGATGCTTTCGGCATATGCGAAGGAGAACTACTACCAAACCGCCGAGATCGAGGCTTACGAAGTCCGTATGCGCTACCTGCCGGAGAAGTTCGAGCAGGTCATTTGGAACGGTATCGTCCTTTCGGTGGATAGCCGTGAGGACGTCGGCACGCGTCAGCGCGAACTGCGTGTCATTTGCAGCAGGAGGGCGATAGTATAATGGCTGATGGTCTGTATATCGACGAAGTGAGCATGAAGAACCTTCGTATCAACATGAAGGCTTTTCAGAAGGAAGTGCTGAAGGCGTCCGTCAGGGGCCTTTCGGCTTTCGGTATGCAGATCGTGGCCGAAGCCCAGCGGCTGCTGAAGGCAAACGGCAACGTCGCATCGTCGCACCTGCGGAATAGCGGTCGCACCGTCGTGCAGCCTGACAATACAGTTGACGCGGGTTTCTACATGGGATATGCGGAATACGTGGAGTATGGCCGCAAGTCCGGCAAGATGCCGCCCGTGGAAACCATCTACCAATGGATTCGTCGCAAGCGCATCGTGCCCAGCACCCGCAAGACAAGACTTAAACTTCCCGACGATCACATTGTGAAAAAGCAGACGGCCCGCAGGACGACTCCGCTTGTAAGGAAGGAAAGCAAGCACAAGGGGGACAAGCAATGGTCCCTTGCATGGGCGATAGCCCTTTGGATAAAGGAACACGGCACGAAGGCCCATCCGTTCCTGCATCCGGCCTACGAGAAGTACCGTGGGCAAATCACGGAGTTTATGCAGCGGCGTATCAACGACTGCTGCGAATACTACAAAAAGAAGTAAGACATGGCAGCGAAAACGGCAGCGGCAGCCTTCAGGAAGGCGTTGACCGCGAAACTCGCGGCTCTTGGCTATCCCGTCAGTTCTGACGTGAACGATTGGCCCCGCGTGGAGATTACCGACGTCACGGAGCAGGGCAGCATCGACAAGGGCGATGACGTGCGGGAGATCGGCTTCGTCGTTGAGGCCATCAGCAACAGAGGATATGGCGAGGCAGGGCCTATGATGGAGGCCATCGAAGATGGACTCATCGGCTGCGGCACAATCACGCCTTCCGGGTGGAACGTGTTAGAGGTGTACCGCGAACTCGGCCAAGAG